GGATTTCCTGCCTACGCCACTCCTTACTTGACTAACGCGGCATTTACAAGCGAAGGCCGCTTGTTGTTTGGTGACTTCAGCGCTGGTATGATCCTCGCCTTCTTTGGTGGTATCGACCTGCTTGTTGACCCATACAGCAACGCAGGCACTGCACAGATTGCTTTGCACGTGAACAAGTTCTACGACAAGGCCGTGCGCCAGTCAGGAGCTTTGGCTTCAATCATTGACGCAGCCTAACAACTAAACGATGGAAGCCTGGCAATAGGGCTGGGCTTCCTTTTTTCTCTCACTCATGAACGTTATACGTCCAGCATATCCGACTAGCACTACCATCGTGTCGCTTGCAGACATGAAGGAGTTTTTGCGCGTAGATCACGACGACGAGGACACGACCATCACGGCTCTCCTCGATACGGCTGTAGCGCACGTGAGTGATTACACCAACAGGCACATAGGTACGGCAGCAAACGCCACCTTCTACCTGTCGCATTGGCGCCCAGCGGCATTGGCATTTGGCCCTGTCGTTAGCGTCAGCCAAGTCGTCTATGACGACACCTCAGGCACACAGCAAACCCTGGACACCTCGAAGTGGTATATCGGAAGAATGGCGCAAGACAGCACCATGATTTATTTCCGCGACGTGCCTGACCTCGAAGAATATAACGCCCTGCCCATCCGTATCACAGCCTCGTGTGGTGGAAGAGCAGAGGCTAACATTGAGCACGCCATCCGTATGCTCGTAGCTCACTGGTACGAAAACCGCAGGGCAGTAGTCACGGGCACCATTACGGCTCAAATACCTATGGCCGTAGAGTCCTTGCTAAATCCTATGCGAGTCATTGACATGCGGCCATGAACATCGGATTCCTTGATAGACGCATCTCTTTCTACGCGCCTTCCAACTCTATCAACAGCTATGGAGAGAAGACGGGTGGCGACACCTTGTACGCCACTGTGTGGGCCGCGATGGATCACAAGAGCGCGTCGAGCAGTATGGTGATGGAGCAGGAGAGTAGCGTCAACAACCTTGTGTGGCGCGTCCGTAGCTCCACTACCACGCGAGCCATCACGCCCAAGTACACTATCAGGTACGGCTCTGACAGCTACGAGATTTTGGCTATTCAAGAGGTAGGTCGCAACAGTGAGCTTCACTTTGTTTCACGTAGAGTCGTTTCAGAATGACACAGGTAACGGTGGAGGGCTTGCCTAAGATTATGGCCAAGTTGGAGAAGCTGGCCAAGTGGAACGAGAATGACCACAACGCATTGGTGGAAATCAACCAGCGCGTAGGTAACGTCTTTGCTATGTCCGCCAAGGCTAATGTTAAAGACTTTACTGGCGACATCAAGGTCTACGAAAAAACAGGGCGCGGATCAGGACGCAACCCAGGCAACCAAGCTGGTAAGGTGCGCATGGTCGTCAAGAAAGGTCAACTGCGGAGAAGCATTGGAGTATGGCAACCACGCAAGAACGAGACCCGCGTTTTGGCTGGGCCAATGACAAATACGATGGGCCGTCGTAAGACCCGCAAGAACGCAGACGGATGGTTTTCGCACATTGTAGAGACAGGACACTTCTTTGGTAAGCAAACAACGACCAGCAACGTTGGTGCATTTGGACGGAGTAAGAAGGCCACAGATGCGCGCATGCGCAACCTTCATTTGAGATTGTTACAGAACCGCTTTGGAAAGTACATGAAATGAAAGTAGGTCTTGCCATACGCTACTTGCTTGTCAATGACTCTGACGTCAATACGATTGTCAGCGGACGCATCTATCCAGAGATGGCGATAGAGGGCGCTCAGACGCCTTACATCGTCTATAGCATCCTGAGCAACTCACCGACGCAGACAAAGAACGGCACGCCTATCGACGAAGCTAACATTGAAATCCTCAGCGTGGCACGCTCCTACTCGGAAGCCAACGACTGTGCTGACAAGGTACGCGATGCCTTAGAGCGCGTTGGCACCACCGTCACGCAAACGGAAGGCTCTGTTGTCGTAAATTCCATACAGTACACAAACGAGATAACGCAGGTCACAGAAGACCGCAGCTTGTTTGCCTCAGTTCAAGATTACACCATCCGCATAAACCGCAACTCATGACAGAATTTTTGATTGAAAACTGGGGCGAATTGACGCTGGCCGTTCTCGCCCTCGTAAAGGTTATCGTGAATCTCACGCCAACCGAAAGTGATAACAAGGTGTTTGGCTATGTCGACACCCTGATCAACCTCATCATTGCAGACCGCATCAAACCCTCCAACAAATAACCATGGCAGAAACTACTGGAGTCATCAATGGCTCTGACCTCCGCATCTTCCTGTCCGATACTAACGACAGCGAAGTCTTGATTGACAACCTCACGGATTGTTCAATCAGCGTCACCACCGACTTGCGTGACACCACCACGAAGAACAACAACGGCTACCGCGCGATGTTGCCAGGCTTGAAAAGCGCCACCATCAACTTCACCGCGCTCTACGCTTCTGATGCCACCAACGGATACAACGAGCTTATCGCTTATCAGTTGGCTGACACGAAGATCTTCCTGCTGTTCACTCACGCTCCTGACGGAACGGAGAACGCAGGCGACGAGCGCTTCGATGTCTCTGGATACATCACCAGCTTGGAGTTGAGCGGAGGCACCGAGGACAATGGTACCTTCACTTGCACCGTTGAAGTTCACGACACGATTACTCGCGAGGCAATTCCAGCATAATTAACTTAGCTGCATGACAATTACTTTAGAAGGCAAGACCTTTCCAGTGCGCGCTTCGATGCGTGCCTGGAAGAACTTTGAAAAGGCCACAGGGTGCAAGGTGACAGGCATCGATGCCGATGACGTCACCAAGATGCCCGAACTCTTGTACTACTTTGTCCAAGAGGGCTGTCTAAAGCAAGGCATGCAGTTCAAGATGGATGTTGACGAATTCTTGGGCATGATTGAAATCACGGATCTACCTGGTCTTGTTGCTGTCGTGGAGGAAGCCATGGGCGGCCAGCAAGAAAAAAAAACACAGGTGGAGACGGAGAGTCACGCGCTCTTGAATGGTACGAAATAGAACGGCTGGGACTAGGCCTCCTTGGTCTAGATCCCGACCGTCTCTATGACCTTACCTTCTCCGAATTTGGCAATGCCGTCCGCGGACGTTATGAGTTTCAGGAACACGTAGACCGTGGCGCCTGGGAGCGCACACGTTGGCAGACGGCATTGTTATTAAACGTTCACACCAAGAAAGGCAGTAAGATTCAACCAATGGATTTGGCCGTCTTTCCATGGGAAAAAACCGAACAGTCAAAGAAGCCGAAGGGCGATGGATTGGCTATCTTAAGAGCACTAGCACGCAATGGCAAAACTCGGTGACCTCATAGTTCGCATAGGCGCGAACACTAAAGACCTCAACAAACAGCTTGGCAGGGTCCAGCGCGAGATGCGTTCAATGACTGGCAACCTGACACAGCTAGGTCAGAACATGACGCGCGCCATCACTGTGCCCTTGGCTGGCCTCGGTGCTTTAGCCGTCAAGAGCGCGGCAGACCTTGAGAAGCTAGAGGCGTCATTTGTAAGCCTCACAGGAGGCGTGGATCAGGCGGCTGCTATGATGAAGCAGTTGAATGAATTTACTGCATCTACGCCCTTCCAAATTGAGAACGTGGCCAACGCGGCTCGCCAGCTCATCGCATCGGGCACAGAAATTGGAGAGGTTAACAACCAGCTTCGTTTTCTTGGTGACATCGCAGCCACGTCAGGCGTAACAATTGAAGAGATAGCCGCCATCTTTGCCAAGGTCAATGCCAAGGGTAAGGTAGAGTTGGAGAACCTGAACCAGCTAGCAGAGCGAGGCATTCCGATTTTTAAGGCGTTGGCTGACGCCACAGGTCTACCAGCGGACAGCCTTGGTGCTGGCGCTGTCAGCGTGGAGCAATTCAACACAGTACTCAAATCATTTGCCGAGGAGGGCGGATTTGCGGCAGGCGCCATGGAGCGCTTGAGTCAAACGGCAGCGGGTCAGTTTAGCACCGCGCTGGACAACCTTAAACTGGCAGGCGCTTCCATCGGTGAGTTGCTTCTGCCAGCAGTCAACAATCTGCTTCAGCTCATCATCAAGTTGTCGCAGAGCTTCGCGGCACTTAGCCCAAATACCAAGGGTTTGATTTTAGAAATGGGTTTTCTGGTTGGTGCTATTGGGCCGTTGATCATCGCGTTACCAAACCTCATTTCTGGTATTAAAGGCGTCCGTGAATCGTTCAAACTGTTAAACACCACGTTGCTGTCCAACCCAATTTACCTCGTGGCTGCGGCTGTTGCTGCGCTTGGTACAGCCATCGTGTTATTCCGTCAGAGGACGCAGGACGCAGCCAAAACAAACAAGGAGTTTATCGACACGCTTGTTGGCATGGACAAGCAGGCGCAGATTAACCACATCAAGGAGCAGATCCGTGAGTTGGAGCGCGAGAGGAATGAGATGAAGGCGGCCCAGCGTGCAGAGATGGCTGCGCAGGCGGCAGGCGCTTTGGGTGACAAGTTTGATAAGCAGATAGCGAGAGGCAACACGCAGAAGTATGCCGACCAGGTGAAATACCTTGACGAGCGTATCGCGGGTTTGGTGACGACAGTGCGCGATATGAGCAAGGAGCAGGAGAAGGTGGAGCAGGTGACAGTTGAAACCACAAGGGCCATTGTCGAGGAGACGAAAGCCATCGAGCAAGCAGGCAATAAAACCTTCTGGCTTTTGGTTCAGCTCAACCAAATGTCAACGCCACAAATCGGTGGCCTGCTTGACATGCTCGAAAGCGTCAAAGTCAAATTACAGGAAGTAGGAGACGTTGCTCAAGAAACAGGCAACGCCATTCAATCGGCAATCCAAAATTCTGTAAGCGATTCACTCGTCGCCCTTGGCGAAGGCATCGGCAAAATGCTGTCAGGAGGTTTACAAGGTGTCAACCTGATGGCTGGCGCTCTCATGCAGCTCGGCAATTTAATGAAGTCGATTGGTAAGGCGATGGTCGCACAAGCGACGGCAATGATCACGTTTCAAAAGACGTTGTTTAAGAACCCATATCTAGCAGCAGCCGCAGGTGTTGCCTTCATTGCGGCAGGCGCTTTGCTCTCGAATTACGCCACCAACTTGCAGGAGATGCCAGCTCTCGCAGAAGGTGGCCTTGCGTACGGAGCCACCACCGCAATCGTCGGTGACAACCCTAACGCTCGCATCGACCCTGAGGTCATCGCGCCACTGTCGAAGCTGCAAGATATGATGGGCGGACAGCGCGTCGAGGTGTTTGGTCGCATCAGTGGCGACGACATCTACTTGTCCAACGCTCGCACGAGCCGCAATCGCAACCGCTACTCATGAGTTACATCTACGCGCAAGGCACATGCAAGGGTCAGAATGGAACGTCGTACACCATTAGCATCATTCACGATGTTGCAGGCACAAATCTAGACACCACCTTCAGCCTAGATGCCTCAGGCTTCGTGTTGGAGTACGGAGGCGAAAATGACATGTACCTCGTGCCAGGCATCATACACTCGACCTGCACGATCAACATGCTGTTTCAAAGCGACGAGTTTACTGCGCTGAACACCTTTATCTCTGACATCACAGACGCAGATGATGGTGAGTTTCTTTTGCGCGTTGACTCAGGTTTGGCGAATTGGGTTGGTGTCATCTTGCCTGAGCATTTGCGCATCACCGAGGAAAGCCACATTCGTGAGCTTCGCATCAAAGCTACGGACGGATTGAGCTTGCTGAAGACTGTCGACTACAACAACGCAGGAACGGCATACACCAGTTACCAAACTGTTCACGACATCTTGCTGGAGATTCAGGAGAAAACAGTTACCTACTCTTACAGCGACGACAAGCTCGCGACATACATCCGCCTTGCTTGGGCAGAAGATGTCGTATCCACTGATGACTACACATATACCACCCATCCTGCTGACACCGACTTTGACGGCATCAAAAGAGCACGTATCAATCCTGCGAACTGGATCAAGTATGAAGATAGCGGAGCAACTTACGTCAGCGCATACGACGTACTTGTCAGCCTGTGCAACACCTTCCAGTGGCAGCTTTTTGCTCATGCTGGTGGTTGGTGGCTCTTGCCCATCGCATTCAAGGACACGGATATAGATGGCAATATTTTGCTTTACAACGGTAGCACGGCTCAAACAACAATCGCGAATCAATACGACTACCAAACTGCGACGAAGCAGAAGTTGCCTGACTGGACGATTGGATACAGCCCTAGCGTGCGTCTTTGCAAAATTGAACGAAGGACCAAGGATAGCCCTTACATCTTCAAGGCAATCAACTTTGAAGACGGCACATTGCTGTCCAATTTCTACTCTGATTTTGAAGGTCAGGACACGGCAAGCGATACAGAATTTATTCGCGTTGGTGGCAAAGCCTACATTCAATACACAGGAACATCAGGACTCAACAACAACGAACGCGTAGGTCGAGTCGTCCTGCGATGCGAAATCAAATGGGACGACGGCGCTGACGCGGAGTGGTACGGCAACCAAATCCTTGTGGACTCTAGTGGCGCTGTCGTCACGTGGCTGATGCAGACGCTAGGCGTCAATGTCCAAAACGACTTGGCCGTTGTGACTGTGCTGGATGGAGAAGCAAGCTCCAGTTCCACGTATTTCTATTATCACATCGAGGAAGAACAATACTTGTACGATGCAGGTGTGACAGGAAGCAAGTGGTCGTCTTGGGTTTTTGACATTCCACTACCTACGACAGCTAAGACCGGGCTAAGCATAACGCCTGAGATTCTGATTTACGACAGAAACTTTCAATACGATGCAACTCTGACGGCAGCCACCACCGTCACCTGGCAAAACTTTGCGGCCTTCTCATGTGCGAGCGACGACGAGCTTCGTTTCCTGACAGACTTTGACATCGTAGCAGAGACGACGACAGGCAAGGCGGAGATTGACCTCGGATATACACACATAGGAAGTTTAGCACCAGAGACAGGGCGCATCGACGTGAAGGTATCTGCTAGTGCTTATGGCTCATCGGATGCCTGGGTCAACAACTCCTCATCCTCAGAGCGACAAATTAACAAGCTACTTGTGGAGGAGGTACTGGCGCTTAACAAGAAGTCGGCATACGTCGAGCGCGGCACCGTGTACATCCAAGACGGAACGTTGCCAGTTCCTTACCTCAGGTATTACGACGACGACACAGGGCGCTACTACACCGCGCTGACGTGGAGCTGGAATGCAGGCGAGTCACTTCTAGATCTGACGCTCCGCAACATAGGGCGCAACTTCGAGTTTATCACCAGCGACGAGCAAGGAGGCACGCGCAATCCGTTCCTTGACGACGTAGTGCAGAATCAGGCCACGAAGCCTGGCAACGTCATGCAGGGCTACAACGCGGAGGCGGAGGAAATCTTTAATGCTTGGACGTCAGGCACCGTCATCGGAGCGGGTAAGACGCTGGAGGCCTATTACACTGTCACACTGAATGGCAATGGTAAGTACGTCGACTTTCAAGGCAACCAACCAGCAGATTCAAACGACGTCATAGAGCGCGTCATCTACGTTAAGAGCGACGGACTCGCTGACCATACAAGCACGAGCGGCTGGACATCGCCAGCGGGCCTGCAACCAACAGCAACGTCAAGCGCAGGGCCAACCATTGCGGAGTGCTGGCAAGCCATCAACGAATACCTGACCAAGTTCAACGGCTCTCAAAACAACTTCACGTTTTTGATTAGCTACGACGAAGTTTTTTTCAGAGGTCTATTGGACGACAATTCAGGCGCAACGGCGGCGTATTCATTGCGTAGGCTTGACAAGGATTATTCAGGCGATGCCATCAGGGTGCGCAGAGCAAGCAACAACGATGAACAAGACATTGGGTTTGATTCATATGGCGACCTTGACACCAAAGCACTAACCACGTTCTGTTTTGGTACGGACGGTTTTGTGAAGACGTGGTACGACCAAAGCGGAAACGGGAACGACGCGACGCAGACGACGACGGGTAATCAGCCGAAAATCTACGACGCATCCACAGGGGTGGTCACAGAGAATGGAAAACCAGCCGTGCAGTTTGATGGAAGCGGCGATTTTTTACAATCCTCAGTTTTGACAGGCACAATTTTTACAGCCGACGCAGAAAATACAACCGTGGCAGTGGCAAATCAAGATTCGGCAGGTGATACAAATGTGCTGCTTTCCAATAATTCAGCTACGGATATTTTTACCATTTGGGCCACTCAAGGAACAAACAACAACATCATTTATGACGTTGGCAACCCTTCCAACAACCGTTTGCTTTATAGTTATGGAAGCGGCGCAAACTCGTTTGAAGATGTACAAAATTTATTGTTCGTTTCTTCGTCGTCTACGCTTCAACAAATTTGTGTAAATGGCACACAAATAGCAAACGACACCGCGTCTGACACCATTACCTTAAGCAGCACAACTTTACGCATTGGTAGCCGATTTGGGTCTTATTACATAGGCAAAATTCAGGAACTTGTAATTTATTCATCTGACGAGGCAAGCAACCGCACAGGAATTGAAGACAACATCAACGACTATTACGATATTTACTGATGCACGGCTACATCATCATATTGCCATTGCCGCACATGACCAGCGAGGCGCGCGCCTACGGCATTTCGCGTGAGCTGTACAACATCACCGTGCCGCTTGCCATCCAGGAAGATTACCACAAGGACAGCACCGTGTTTGGCGTGGTGAAGCATCCTGACGGCATGCAATGCGCTCTCCACGTAGACACCGAGTACGTTATTCCTGTTCACCCATTGGCGACGCTGGAGAAGCTTGTCACCCTCTTTCCTGAGATACCTGAGACAGAGCGCACCGCCTTGCAGTCGTTTGTCTTGCACAACAAAGCGTTTCCATTTGGCTACATCATTCCTTCCACCTCGACCCTCCGCGACCATCAGTATATGATTGAAAACGGATGGTTTCCACCTGACGATTTCGATGTCTGACTTCAAATGCCATATCCTCAACGCGCTCAACGTGACATACGTGGGTAGCGTGGCAGTAAACCTCGTAGGTGATGGCCTCGCCATCATAGCAGGGTGCACCCTCGTATGGTTTAACATAGAGCGTGCCTTGACTGCTCGCAAAAAGCGCAAGGAATGAAGTGGTTTAACTACTCAGAGTTTGATTCACCCGACGATCCAGGGTCAGGCAACTACATGGACGAGGAGTTCCTCGACATGCTCGATGAAGCTCGTAGCGTGGCAGGCATTCCGTTTGTTATCACCAGCGGGCTACGCACAGAGGCATGGAACCACCGCGTCGGAGGTACGCCTAACAGCAGCCACATGAAAGGGTGCGCGGCAGACATCGCATGCTCTACCTCACGCGACAGGTTCCTGATTGTGACCGCGCTCCTTGAGGTAGGCTTCGACCGCATCGGCATCTATGACACATACATCCACGTTGACAATGACTGGGAGAAAAACAGCGCCCTCATTTTCCTCCATTGACAGCGTACTGAAAATCTTGGAGCGCTTCGACCTGACCGAGGTCTTCAAGACAAAGGGCGACCTGAAGCGCTGGAGCGCCAAGCGCACCATCGGTGGCGTTATCGCCATAACTGCATGCAACGACATTATAGCAAACGGAATGAGCTGGCAAGCCGTTGTGCTTTGTGGTATCAGTGTCGTACCTTTATGCTTGAGCTTTTGGGACAAAAGTTTGTAGCATATTCAGGTTTCATTTCAGTGTTTTGGTGAAGAGGCCCTAACGAGGGTCTCTTTTCACATCCGCATGTTTATAATTTTGTTCGACGTTGTTCGACGTTGTTCGACGAGATGTCGTAAGATTGTCATGTTCAACCAAAACAAACGACATGTTAAAACCTAACGGCATTAGCCACACCGTCTATCCTGAGAAGCCCGCCAAGGACTACAACGAATGGATGGAGCACACCACCACACGCAATGTGAATGCGACCCTCGACAGCTACGAGGAGAAGTTCGCCAAGCTGTGGGCAGACTTCAAGCGTGACGTAATCCGTAACACCTCGCGCCATGCATGACACCTACGACTGGACGCACCCACACGATGGGCGCACTGTGCCCGAAGGTATCGAGTTTGGTCACCCTGTCATGCCTGACAACGGTTGCAACTATAAGCGCCACAAGATGCGCGAGGATGGCTACGAACTCTTTCAAGACTTTCAGCATCCTGATCGCCATCACGTCACACGGTGGTGGTTCCGCAACCTGAAGGTGTGGCACAAGTACGTGCCTGGCATCGAAGAGCAAGGATTTAAAGCAATCCATCATTTGAAAATCACATGAACTACATGGAGCAATACCCAGTTCGCATCGGCGTCCGCTTGGACGAAGAGACGCGAGACAAGTTACAGGAGAGAATTTCAGGCCTAGGCATCAGCGCCAGCGCCTACATCAGAATGTTGTTAAACGAAACCCTAAACCAAAAACGATGAGCTTTATCTCAGAGTCATTTATGGAGACGGCATCGAGCGAGAGCCGCTACTTCAAGCCCGCCAAAGGCAAGTCAAACAAGGTGCGCATCTTGAGCCAGGCACCTATCCAAGGCTACGTCCAATGGACTGCGGAGGGCCGCCCTGTACGCTGGCCTCACGACGCCAAGAAGCCGCAAGCGAAGTATCAAGACGACAGCAAGCCGCGCAAGTTCATTGCCTGCGCAGTGTGGAATTACGAGGCGCAGACGGTGCAGGTATGGGACGTGACTCAGCGCAGTGTCATTGACGCCATCTTCAGCATCGCTAGTGACAAAGATTTTGGTCATCCGAATAACTACGACCTCAAGATTACGAGGACGGGTGAAGGACTCGACACGCAGTACTCTGTCATTCCTATTAGCGCAGACCTCACCGAGGAGGTGCAACAGTACATGCAGGAGCCTGGCGTCAACCTCGAAGCGTTGTTTGAAGGAGAAGACCCATTCGCATGAGCATCGCCCGCTTGATTTACATGAACAAGACGCTTATGTACTTGCCTATGAAGGAGGTGCTGGAGTGCTCTGAGATAAAGCGCATGAACCTTCCTGAGAGCTTCACTGAGACGCTACTCGAATCTTGCTATTTGTACGAGGACATGTTCAAGCGTTCCTATAATGAAGCAGAGAAGTACTATATGGAGCGATTAAAGCGTCATATAAGCGCTATCGCGACCGAGGTGGACCGACAGTACTACAAAATGAAACGAGGCCATTTAAGCGACGTTAAAATTCGTCAGAGCATGTTTGAAGAACCAAAA